GGCAACCCCTCGAAGAAGACGCTCACGACGGAGCCTGAACCCACCAGGGGAGCCCCTCGGCCCCCTGCTGATCTGAAGGGCGAGGCTCTCGCCGAGTGGGGCCGGATCGTCCCCGAGTTGGACAGCCTAGGCCTTCTGACGAAGGTCGATCGGGCCTACCTGGTGGCCTACTGCGAATCCTGGGCGTCCTTCAACGCGGCCAGGGAAGCCATGTCCGAGTACGGCCCGCTTGTGGCCGGCCGAGACGGCGGCCTAGTCAAAAACCCTGCCAGCCAAATCATGCGTGATGCGGCTGATCTCATGCTGAAGTTCGGTTCTCGCTTCGGCTTGTCTCCCTCGGACCGTACGCGGCTCTCTGTGGCCCCTAAGTCCGAGGATGGTCCCGATGCTCAGGTTCTCTCTCTCCTGAGCTAGACGGGCCACTCAGGCCCCTTCTCGGGGCCGTTGGGGAAGTATCGGCGTCGAGCCGCGAAGGGCGGTCGCAGGCTCCGCCGGTACTCCCCTGCTTTGACTATCTGGCAAGGGGTTTGGGATGTGGGATCGAAGAGCGCGCGTGCTGTCCGTGAAGGACGGCGACACGCTACGGGTGATGCTCGACCAGGGGTTCGGCGACACGAAGACGATCGATCTTCGGCTCTTCGATACGTGGGCCCCGGAGCATGACGAACCGGGCGGGCCCAACACGCGGGCCTTCGTGGGCGATTGGCTCGACGAGAACGACCCGGACGGCGACGAGTGGCCGTACGTCGTGACCGTGGCCCGGATACGGACCGGCGCGCACGAGGTGACAACCCTCGGGCGGTACGTCGGCACCCTCACGAACGCTGCGGGCGACTCGCTGAACGCTGCGGTGAACGCGTTCGTCGAGCGGAATGGCTTCGGTCGGGGCATCGGTTCCCGACCGGTTGTAGAAGTGGGGTAGCTCCCCTATTCCCGAAACTCCCCCTGATCAGGGGACGGAAGGAATGCGCGCTTCGTCTAGCGGCTAGGACTCCTCCCCTTCCGGGAGGTAACGCGGGTTCGAATCCCGCAGTGCGCCCTATCGAGACTTCGTTTAAACAGTGGGGGAAGCAATGCCGTACACACAGACCACACGTAGTTACCGGATGGCTCTTGACGAGACGTTCGAGATTCAGTTTCAGCTTCCGCCGGGTGTCGAGCGATCGACCAGTCTCGACGAGAAGGCAACGGCCGTGATCGACGCTTACCGCGTGTTCGCGGCTGCGGCCGGCCGGGAGGTCATGTCTCAGCTTTGGTACGGGGAGTACAGCTCGACACAGGAAAGCACTCTCGTACTGGAGCGCAACTAGGTGGCGCGGCGGAGACGCGGTAAGGGGTGGCTGTCTCGGCGTGAGTTCGCACTGAAGCGCCGTTGCGAAGAGTGGGGCGTCCCGTACGAGAAGGTTTCTCGCGCGGCTGTGTTCCGGCGGAACGGCTGGATATGCCAACTCTGCGGGGACCCCGTTGACCGGGCTATCCGATTCCCAAAGCGGCTCTCGGCTTCCCTCGACCACGTGGTGCCCCTATCGCACGGCCCTGGCACACCGGGGCACGTGGCCACGAATTGTCAGCTAGCACACCTCGGCTGCAATTCATCGAAGGGGAATCGCGTGTGAGTGATTGGGCTCCGTAACCGTTCTATTTCACGTGAAGAGAACGATACGGCGGAGGGGGCAGCGTGAGCGACATTATCCGCTCCCCCTTCGGCCCAATCGATCCGCGTGAAGGCTTCTTCCACTACGACGAGAAGAAGGCCACGCACGCAATCAACTTCATTGAGAAGCTGATCGTCCACACGAAGGGCCGCCATGCGGGCGCCCCGTTCATCCTCGATCCCTGGCAGAAGGCCGAGATCATTCAGCCGCTCTTCGGAACGGTTATGTGGGATGACCAGTACGAGGAATACGTTCGGCAGTACCGCATTGCGTGGCTGGAGATGGCCCGTAAGAATGGGAAGTCGGAGCTTCTTAGCGCGTTCGCGCTTCTCGGCCTGGTGGGCGACGGCGAAGAGAGTGCCGAGGTTTATTCGGTAGCGGCGGACCGCGATCAGGCCGGTCTGGTCTACAGCACAGCAAAGCGCATGGTCGAACTGAATCCGATTCTCTCGAATCGGCTTGAGATCATCGACTCTAAGAAGCGCATCATCGACCGGAAGACGAACAGCTTCTATCAGGTGTTGCCCGGTGATGCTGCGGGTGCCCTCGGAACGAACCCTTCGATGGTTCTCTTCGACGAGGTTCTTACGCAGCGAGACCGGCACCTGTGGGACGCGATGCGGCAGGGCTTCGGTACGCGGCGTCAGCCGATCATGATTGCGGCAACAACCGCGGCCTACCGCACGGCCGCGTTCGCCCTCGAAGAGCACGAGCATTCGCTACGCGTCCGCGACTCGCAGAACCTCGACCCTGCCCGCTTCGTGTTCGCGCGGAACGTGCCGGACGACTGGGACTGGAAAAACGAAGGGGCCCCGCCCTCGGCGGAGCACCCAAAGGGGACCGGTTGGTATCTCGCTAACCCGGCCCTCGGTTCCTTCCTGAACATCAACAACCTGCGGGCCGAAGCGATGGAGGCGGCCGAGAAGCCGACCGCGCAGAACGCGTTCCGTGTCTTCCGCCTTAACCAGTGGGTTAGCCAGGCCAACCGGTGGTTGGATATGCACCTTTGGGACGAGAACGGTTCACAGAAGGTGGACCGGGACCGGCTGAAGGGCCGCCCCTGTTACGCGGGTATCGACCTGGCGGCAACCGGCGACTTCAACGCGTGGGTTCTTCTGTTCCCCGGTTCGCCGACGGATCCCGAAGCGGACGGCTGGACAGTCGTTCCGCACTTCTGGGTACCTCGGCCGGCCATCGACCGGCGGGGCCCGATGAAGTCGAGCTTCGAAGTCTGGGAACGGGACGGCCACTTGACGGTGACCGAGGGTCCGACAACGGACTTCAAGGCCATCTTCCGGCACGTCGCCAAGGATGCCGAGGACTTCCGCATTCGGTTCTTCGGCTATGACCCGTGGAACGCCACTCAGCTTGTCAACGAGCTTGAGGAGAACGGCCTTACGGCCGTGAAGGTGCCGCAATCGGCGGCCAGGCTGAATGACCCGAGCAAGGCGATTGAAGCCGCTCTCGCGGCCAGGGAGCTTCGCCACGGCGGGCACCCGGTTCTTCGCTGGATGGCTGACAACGTCGAGTTGGACGTTACGGGCGACGGTTTGGTGAAGCCGAGTAAGGCGAAGTCGGGCGAGAAGATCGACGGCATCGCGGCTCTGGCAAACGCCTTCTTCCTTACGGCCATTCCGGTCGAGGAAGAGGTTCACGTGACCTTCGTGAACTTCAACGACGACTTCACGGATGAGCAACTAGAAAGCCTGCTCACTCCGCCGAGTCGACAGAAGGACTTCTTCCTAGAAGAAGACGACGATTAGGAGATTCATGGAACGGCCCGACGTGGGCCGCCTCCTCCGTTCCGTCGTGAATTCGTTTGTCCCGAACGTCTTTCAGGTGGGCAGCCTCGGCATGGCCGTTGTTGCTGCTTACGACGTTGCGCGCCCCCTCGGGCATCTCGCGCTGGCCGTTGGCCTCGGGCTGATCGGTCACGCCACGGACGGGGGCAAGCGGTGAGCCTGTTTACACGCATCGGCGAATTGCGTACCGCCGTGAGCGGCGCGGTCGGCGACTGGGACCGCAACGTTGAAGCCCTGGTCACGCGCACCTCTTCGGGGCGCAAGGTGAACCGACGTAACTCCCTTCAGATGATCGCGGTTTACGCCTGTCAGTCCCTGATCGGGGACGCCGTGGCATCCCTGCCCGTGGATCACTACACGCTGAAGGATGGCCGGCGGGAAGGCGTCGACCCTATGCGGTCGCCCCGTTGGGTGCGGCAACCGAACCCTTTCCAGACGTCGTACGACTTTTGGTTTCGGGTCGTCGTCAGTCTTCTGACCGACGGGAACGCGTTCCTCTACACGCTGCGGAACGACCGGGGCGAAGTCGCGGCTCTCTACTGCCTGCACCCGCAGGCCGTAAGCATCGTCGAGGGCCCGCTAGGCGACAACAAGTATCAGGTGTCGGACGACCAGGGGAGCGTACAGGGCACCTTCGATCGGTCCCAGGTTCTTCATATCGCCGCCTTCACGATGCCGGGTTGCAGTCGGGGGCTTTCGCCCGTCGACATGGCGCGGGAGGCTATCGGACTCGGTCTGACGGCCGAGGAATTCGGGTCCCGGTTCTTTGAGCAGGGAACGACGATGGCGGGTGTCATCGAGCATCCCGGTACGCCGCGCCCGGATGAAGCGCGGCTTCTTCGGGACATGTTCCGGAAGTCGCAT